AAAAAAATTGGATTAAGAATTTTGGGGGGCATATAAACGACCTAAAAAATGGGGTTGTAAAACCAGTTTTTTACCGTGTCTGTTGTATCAATTGCAAAAAAGAGTTTAATGGTTTACAAGGATTTTCTAAACACCACGTTAAAGCATGTTCGTATATTTATGATAATATAAAGAATTTAAAAAATTTAGCCATTAAATGTAAATCTAAGCACCAATTTTTAAAAGAAAGTGGGTTAAGTAGAGACCAAGTAGAACTGTTCTTGCTGAACTTCGGAGAATTCTTAGGTTTGTCCTGTGGTAAAGGAAGTAAAAGAAAGTGTACGGTTCGATTATTTTCTATGGAGGAAGTTTGTGAAATAGCTTTAAATTGTGGTAGTACATCTAAGGCTTCAGTTTCTGTTGCTTTAGGGTATAATAAAAACGGGGTGGCACTGGATAGAATTTTGAGAGACAACAATACTAGTTGGAGAAATTTTAAACGTGATATTTTAAAATCTACAAAATGTATAAACCACAAAGTTGTTTCTGTTAAACCCGATGGGGTTGCTGATGTTTATGACTTGACTGTAGAAAATACCCATAATTTTCTTGTTGATTTAGGAGACGATTCTGGTGTTTTTTTACATAATTGTATCGCCAGTAGCGCAAATTATGAGGGGGATTTTTTAGATACCCATATAAACGAGTGCGTAAATGACCCTCGGGTTCATATAGCCTCTTATGCTATTTATGATGTAAAAAAATATGTCGGGGAAAGATTTAGGGTACAAGTAGGAGATCAGTCACACCAATCAAAAATACTAGATACGGTTGTTAATGGAAAAGTAACTCCTATGATAGACCCGGAAGAAGGTGTTAGGGTCGTTGAAGTACCGGCATTATTTTATAAAGATTATGAATTAAACTTGGAGAAAGCTTTACGTGACCTCTCTGGGGTTTCTTTATTTACATCTAATCCACTAATAACAGACCGGAGTAAAATTTTAGGTTGTGTGGATAATTCACGAGAACACCCTTTTACATTACAAGAAATTCCAATAAATATAAATAATGACGAATTAACTATAGAGAGTGTATTTAAAAAAGACTTGTTATTGATATTAACAGATCCTTTTAGAAATAAATATATACCTAGATATGATCCCAGTTCCCCTAGGTTTATTCATGTTGACCTTGGTATAAAGAATGACTCGGCGGGTATAGCAATGTGTCATATGAGTGGGGTAAAAGAAGTGATTAGAAGAGGGGATTCTTTAGATGTACACAAAACATATGCCCCCGTAATAAATTTTGATTTTATGCTTAAGTGCCCACCAACAAAAGGTTCTGAGATTGACATAGAAAAAATTGATAGTTTTATATTTTACTTAGTTTCTCTAGGGATGCCAATAGAATTAGTTACTTTTGATGGATATCAGAGTACTCATAGTATTCAGAACTTCAATAAAAAAGGAATTCCCTCTCAAGTATTGTCAGTAGATAGAAAAATTGATCCTTATATGGCTTTAAAAACAGCTATTATGGAAAGCAGGTGTAGTTTTTATAATTACCCACCATTTTTAAGTGAAATAGCGGTGGTTCAAAGAGTTGATATTAAACAAAAAGCTTCAGGTAGGTACACGACTAAAATTGACCACCCAGTTCATGGAGAGAAAGATCTTGGGGATGCAGCGGCGGGGTCAATTTTTTCTGTAATAACTTCTAAATATGCAGAAGAACAGTTAAATGATCCTAGTTTATTATTAGGGTTAAAAGAAGCTATAACACAACCAGGTCTTTCTAATGATCCTAAACAAAGTATAAATTGGGTAGCAAATGATTATGATAGTTTTGAACATCTTACTGGTATAATAAATGAGTGAATGATTTAGGAGGTTCTTGTGAATAAAATTGATATAGCTTATGCATTGGGTGAAAAGATGGATTGGGGGAGAAGTTACTCTCTTGTTGTATTAGATGCCTTATTAAAACTTATTATTGATGCATTGTTAGATGGTGAGGAAGTTCGTTTATCCGGGCTTGGGGTACTATATACTAAGAACCCTCATGGGGAAGACAGAAGTTTAGAGTTTAGGCAGAGTCTTAAGTTTATAGAGTTATTGGGTAAGGACCCGGTTGATAGTAATTAGTTAGGAGAATTTTATGGCTATTTGGGATGGATTTTTACAGAGATTATTTTATCGCTACCCGGTTGAGGGTCCAGCACTAGATAATGAATTTAGTCCTATAGCGTCTTTCTATCAAAAACAAGTTACTGTTGGTAGTCAAAGAATTAAGCGTTATAAGGATTTATGCTTATCTGGTGATACTAAGATTTTATTATTGAATGGAACAGAGCCAACTATAAAAGATTTATTTGATAATAAAACCAAAAATTTTTGGGTTTTTTCTTACGATACTAAAAATGATAAGTATGCCCCTGGATTAGTTTATGATGTAGTTGAAAAGGAACATAATTACGATCATATGCTACAGATTACTTTTGATAATGGGGAGGTAGTTAAATGTACTTTAAATCACCCGTTTTTGATGAAATCATTAGAATATAAGAAAGCTGAGGATTTAGTAATTGGAGATTCTTTACAGCCTTTGTATTTAGGTGCCAAAACTTATCAAGGAAATGAATATAGAGTAATCCTTAAAGATAGTTTTTGTAGAGGGAAAAAACCTGTCTATAAGATGGTTGCTGAAAACCTACTTACTGAAGAGATGAAAGCAGCCAATTCAAGATGCGTTGTCGATGGTAGTAAATATTCTGTTATACACCACATAAATAACAATAAGCAAGATGACTCTCCAGGAAATTTAAAAATTCTTACACATAGAGAACACCGTAAACTTCATGGAGACATACTAACTAAATGGAATAAAAGTTTGGAACATAGAGAAAAAGTTAAGGCTGATAATACTCTAAACAAGTGGAGAATGGCTAACTATCAACTACATATAGAACAATCAAGGGAATTAGGAAAACGTAACGTTAAAAAAATTCCCGTTGGCTGTGGGCCTCATACTAGATGGCATAAAGATATTTCTTTTAATGAATGTCCTATTTGCCATGAATTAGGATTAAGTGAAGAGGAAAAAAAGCAAGTAAAGATTGTTTTACGTGAACGTTGGGAAAAAGAAATTTCATTAGAAGAAAGAGAGCGTATAGCAGCTATTAATAGAATTAATATTAGTAAAACCCCTAGTTTTCAGGAATCTATAAATAATCTTGGTATATTAAAGAAAAAATACAACGAAAGCCCAGAATTACAAATTAGGCTCAATGAGGCCAGGAACAAAGCTAATGAAAAATTAAAAGAACTTAGAAAAGACCCAGAATTCTACAGTAAATTTAGGGAAAGAGCCAATAAAGGTTTAACTAAAGCGCACGAATTTTTGAGGTCCAATGAAGGAAGGAAATGGAGATCTGAAAAAACAAAGGAATACTGGGAAGTTAAGAATAATAATAAAGTACAAGGCATAGAAAAATCTAAAGAATCTTATTCAACGCCGGGAAATCATAAAATTATTGATATAAAAGAAATACCATTAGAACCAGTTTTTGACTTGCGAATGAAGGAATTTCATAATTTCGCTATTAAAGCTGGGGTCTTTGTTCATAATAGTGATATGTCGGAGGACACGCTTATATCAGCCGCATTAAATATTTATGCTAGTGAAGCAGCTATATGGGATACTATAGAAAATTCCTCAATGTGGATAAGATCTTCTAACCCCCAAGTAAAAAATGAATTAACAACTTTATTTGAAAGGATTGAGTTAGAAGATTATTTATATGGTTTTACTAGATATTTGTGTCAGATGGGGGACAATTTTATAAGACCTCTTTACAACCGTAATGATGGCATTGTTGGTATGGAATTTTTAGATGCTGAAATGGTTGAAAGAGAAGTGGATGACTATAATAGATTAATTGGTTTTAGGGTAGCGGGCGGGAAAAAATTATTAGAACCTTGGTCAATCATACATGGTAGAATTATGGCTAGGGCGTCTAGTGTAAGGCATGGAGGAAGTTTGTATGGGACGTCAACTTTGGAAAATGCCCGAAGGACGTATAGGCAATTGACGCTGTTAGAGGATGCATTAATAATTTATAGGTTAGAATTAGGAGCACAACATAGAGTATTTTATATTGATGTTGGATCAGTAACTATGCAACAAGCATTGTCTACTGTAAGACAATTTAAAAGAGAATTTGGGAAAAGGCAATATTTTCAGCCTTCAACCGGTGAATGGACTTCTAGATTTAACCCATTAAATCTTACTTGCTTTACTGGGGAGACTAAAATTAGTTTACTTGATGGGAGATCACTATCATTTATAGATGTAGAAAAAGAATATGGGTCTGGAGAATTCTGGGTATATTCATGTACTAAAGACGGCCACATTGTTCCAGGAAAGGCCCACCATTGTAGGAAGACAGGAACTGCCAAGACATTGATAGAAATTGAACTTGATAATGGCAAGAAGGTTAAATGTACCCCTGAACATAATTGGATGACCAGGGATGGATCTTATAAACAAGCAAAAGATTTAATTATTGGTGACTCTTTGATGCCGTTATATAGAAAGATTAGTACAAAAGAAGAACATAATAAAGATGGTTATGAAATGTTTATGGAACCCGCGTCTGAATCATGGAAATTTACTCATTGGAGAGTGGCAAGAGAAGCCCACGGATATCCTAAAGACTGTTGGGATAAAAATAGAAGGGGAGGGCCAAATAAGTGGGTGTTACACCACGGTACTTGGAATGAAGAAACCTCTGTATTTACTGTAGGAAATAAGCAGGACAATAGACCCAATAATTTGGTTTGGATGCCTTCACGCGAACACATTATACAGCATGGGAAGAACTGGGAATCCACCCTTGGTAAATGGATTTATACAGAAGAAGCTAGGAAATTAGCCTCTTCACTAATGACCGCGTACAACATTTCAGAAAAACACCGGGAAACAGTAAGGAGATGCCATAGGGATAAAAAATGTGGGTTGAGTAAGGTATGGAACGAGCGCCATGACGAGATGCGTGCTCGATTGCATGATATAAATTCCGCAAAAGCAAAACTTTATTTTCCAGAGTACAGAAAGTCTGAAAAGTTCAGAGAAGTTGGGAGATGGATGGGAAAATTACGTGGTGAGTACTCAACACTAATGTTAAAACAATTTCCAAAGCGCCCCCGTTCTGACTGGAAAGTCCTGCTGCCGTTTAAGGATTGGTACCAAGATACATACCAAGGTTCTTACAAAAACCACCCTGAATATATGAAATCAAATCATAAAGTTGTAGCTATTACGTGGTTACAAGATACTTGTGAAGACGTATATGATATAACTGTAGACGTACACCATAATTTTGCTCTTGGTGAATTAGATGTTTTCGTAAGCAATAGTGATATCTGGTTTCCGGTTAGAACAGGGAGTCAAAGTCGAATTGAATATACAGGAACAGATGCTAATATAACTGGTTTATCAGATATTGAACACTTTCGTAATAAATTAATAGCAGCATTAATGATACCAAAATCATACATTGGCTTAGATGACTATTCTTCCGTGAAATACGGACTTTCTCAACTTGATATTAATTTCGCTCGGATGATTAAGAGAGTTCAAAGAGCTGATATAATGGCATTTAAAAGACTTTGCCAAATTCATTTAGCTATTAAAGGTATTGATCCATTAGTATCATCGAATGATTTTAATATTATGATGTCTGTAATATCTTCTTTGGATCAAGAACAAAGAATCGAAACAATGAGTATGGCATTAGACCTAGCTACCAGACTAAGGGATTTTGG